TCTTTTTCCACTTCTTAATCGAGTCATTTAGCCATTTTGGAACCGTTTCAACCGTATCAAAGAGCGTTACAATGGTTGGAATCGTTGGAGTTTGGTTAGAATCTCCCGAAAACCACGTTTTAATGACAAGAATTGTGAGAATAACAGTTAAAACAACAATCAATAATGCGTTTTTCACAATGCCTCTTCGTACTCAATGGGAGAATATCCTGTTTGAATGTCACGACTCTCAATGATTCGCTTCTCTGCTGCCTTGTTATGCTCCATATCGTTCTTCGACAAGCCCGGCATCCAAACTTCAGGACCATAAGCTAAGGCATCGAGCATATGATAGCTTTTTGTGGCTCCGAAATCATCAAATTCTTTAATCAACTTCGCTTGATCGGTGTTGAAAAAGATCATTCCAGCCGAAAAGTAATTCGCCAATCCTCTCACGCGCGCAGGCTTCGACATCGAACGTCCACCCACAATTGGCGGAACAGGATAGATGTTGAAGTAATGCTTTCTAAGTTTCATCTCAGCTTCAAACCAAGGCTTAAAGAGGCCAGAGAATAGTACTTCTTCAATCGCTACCACCCGAGGCTGCCAACGTGCAACAAGACGAAAGATCATCTCACAAGCTTGTGGCGGCTTCCAATCTTCCTTTAATGCCTCAAGGATAAAAACTCTATTGAGTCTATCAGTTCCAGTTACAACGACCCCCGCTTCTCCACTCATTGCAGGATCATACAAGATACAAATATCTAGGTCTCTTATATTTATCCTCGTTTGATTAAGGCCAAAAACAACTAACTGATTATACCCAACCCAATTGTAGAATCTCTTCCAAGCACGATCGAATTCTGTCGCACCTGCCTCAGGATTATTTTCATACTGCGCCGTCCAAACTTTTCGATTCTTCCGAATAACAGACAATACAGAGGCGTTAAACTCTTCAGGAAAGATCGGCACTAGCGTTCTCTGCTTCGTAACAGGATCAACCTCTCCTGTTGCTTCTTCGATTGAACGAATGTAGCGAAGGAGTTGATCCCCATAACGGCTGTGAATATGTTCGTACAAGTCATCTAATGCCCACCGAGTGCCAATCAAATCGAAATGGTCTTCGGCAAACTTAGAAAAGAAAGACTGAATGTTGTCAAACCATTCTTTTGCAGCTGCCATAACAACTTCTGAGTCTCTTGCTTTATCTCCAATTAAGTCATCAAACTTGATATAATTATAGTGTCTTCCCTGCGAACGTCCACCAACACCCATCGTGTCAATTGTAGCTTCTGGCCATGTATGTCTACGAGGAAGCTCAAGTTCGTGTCTATTTATCCTGTGTTTTCTTGGTGACGGTATACACTCAGGAAACAATCCCATCAACAAGGGATTGGACAAGAAATGCGAGGAGATTGAGAAAAGAAAATTAGATGCTTGTCCATCCGTTTCGTGACAAATCAACAAGCGACAGTCTGTTCCAAGGCTCCGCGGCCACGGAGATGAGTCATCATCGTCTGGTAGAACGATTTGGATGCTGTCTCCTATTGTAGCAACCGTAGATTTGAAATGTCCACGGGGAAGTAAAATCTCTCTCCATCTCCAGCTGCTATTTCTCCCCATCCAAGAACACAAATGTCCATGAAGATTTGGGGATAAACGGTCATGTCCTAGAATACCGGTGTTAAGAAAGAACAGATCAGTCTTAGCGCGGCGCCGTAAAAACTTAATCTGGTCAGAATCGAAAGTCGTAAACTTCTCTTCAGCCTTCTCTCTTGCTGCTTTGATCTGATATTTGTCGAGTAGCTGTTCCCACTCAGAGGCTCCAACCTCACCCTCAGTCTCGAAATTCTTAATATTAGTCTTGGACATCGTAAACAACTTCCCCTGAAGGAAGAGTCAAAACCTCTGCATGTAACTTCTGTGCCTTGTCTGAAAGTTTAATAGCTTTCGCAAGACGTTCTGCGGCTTCAGAAGAGACAATAATGTTATTTGTTACATTTCCTTCGTCTGAATTTCGAAGTTTTCCTACACCACGAAGCACTGTAATCGCACGATCGAACACCCCAAGTGGCTTATTAACTGCAAGATCGTCGTCATTCAATACATTTTCAATACGATCCATCGCTTTGTCTTGGATCTTTGCAAGGCGCTCTTCGATTGTATATTCACGCTTCGCTTCCATCCGCTGAATCATCAATAAGCGAATTAGATTTGCACGTTCTGTACTGATAATGTTATGTACGTGTTGCGCCGTGAAACCTTTAATTTCCGCAATTCGCTTGTTAGAATATCCCATCATACTCATCAGGACAACTTCTTCATACACAGGATGCCACTGACGAGGATTCCACTTCGGATTGCGAAGTCTAGCTTTCCGCGCAATCCTCTGCTGAGCTTCGTGTTCTTTGTGTTCCTCTAATGCTTGTTGTTCGTTAGAGATACAGATGCTCTCTGTAACAGTAACGTTTTTTGAAGCAATAGCTGTCATGCTTTCCTCTTACCAAGCTTCCGTAATTGCTTGTTAGCTTGACGGAGCCTTCGTTGAAGTGCATTCGTCGGCGGCTTACGACTCTGTGGAGGTGCTTTGGGCCGTCTCATAGAATAACATCCAGTTGAATTTGCATTTTACCACCAAGTCTGCTTTGTCCAGAAGCTCGGACGGTTATGATAGTTTCGGCTGGAAATCCAGCAAGAAAACCTGCAAACATTTCCTCAAACATCTCGAATGATTCTAGGTGTGCCCCGTCATCAAGACGCACTTCGTCATACTTCTTTTTCAGCGCCTTCTTGAGTGCCGAGCCAGAATTCGTTTCCCGAAAGCTCCAGCTCATTTCTTTCCTTTTTTTGTCTTAGGAATAGGAAAACGCTTTGCGAGTTCTTCTTGTGAAAGTTGTGGAAGTCCTTGAACATCACGAATAGCATTTGAACGCGCCCGGACAGCAACAACAGAATCCTCTATGGCTTTTGGCAAACCGCGTTTCTGTCCTAATGAACGCAGCTCCGACAGTTCAAAATTCGCTTGGTTAACTGCTTGCTTGAAGGGTGCTAGACGCTTCTGCATTGCCTTCTTGCGATCCTGAGAATTTCTACCAAATGGATTGGTCATCGAGCTTTCTCCTAAGTAAGATCAGAGGTGGTATAAACTTGATACGTACGAGCGGCCCCGACACCAACAGCATAGGCGAGTCGAAATGCAGGAGCGTCAGTTGTAAAAGCAATTGCTTGCCCTGAAGCAGGTCCAGCAACATCTGCTCCAGCTTGGCGCAATTTCACCCAAACTGGAGAGGCTGCATCTGGATCCGCAGTGACTTCAATTGTTGAAGCTTCAGCTCCTACGGGAGCAAAGATTGTGATTGAGTTTGCGGTGTCGTATGCAAATCTTGAAAGCATGACACTACTAGTAACTGCCGCAGCAGCAGTTGTAATATCGTGAGCTCTTGTACGAGTAAGCATTTGTGCCTCGCAGTTATTGGATACACTACCGCCACGCTACAACCTACTACATTGGCTTCCATAGCGCAATAGGGTGCCGGTCACGTTACCCGTGGAGTGTAGTATGGCTGCTAGTGGTGGACGACACGGGCGGATGAGAGATGGAGGAGAAGGAGGAGAAGGAGAAAGGAAAAAGTTATTGCTTTTGTTCTCTCCCCTCGCTCCTCTCGCTCCCCTGCTCGCTCCCCTACTTTTTTTCACGTGGTGAAATACAGAAGGAAAATGAAAAACTGAGGGATAAATTGTCGCAACCATTCTGTATATTTTACAACTTTAGGTTTTGGTGGTACTACCCATCATGTTACTATCCTAATATCTCATACCATAACCATCGTATTACTATCCAAGCATCGCCACGCCCGGCGGCACTGCCGCAAAACGCAACGATCCATGCAATCCGCCAGAGTCCGCACGTCCCTGGCATTTTGCGAGTATCCTTGCATTTCGCCAGACTCCTCGGCCGTTGGCGCGTGTCTCGCATTTTGCAACGTTCTCTTGCATTCTGCGAAGGCTGCCCAGGTGTTGCGTTTTGCAAGATTCGTTGCATTCTGCGAGGTGTTGCATTTTGCGAGAAGTCTGGCATTCTGCTCCGTTGCATCAGCGCTTCAGAAAAGTGTTGCATGTGTGCGACTTCCCACAGTCTCGCATTTTGCAAAGCGTTGAATTGCAACGAGTTACGTTTGGCATGGACCTTGCAACGTTGTTTGACGTCGGTTCGCACCTGGTGGCATTCGGTCACCACGTGCTACAGAAGATTCACCAAAAGGAGATTCAGCAATGAGCTACGCAATCGGCTGTCTCGGTTCCACGTCCACCGCGATCGCAACGTCGGTTGGCACGCACAGACAGACTACCGTTAGGACGCCCTCGCGGAAGCGGATGCAGGATCGGAAGCTCGTGGTGGTGGCGGTTCGGAATGGTTCCAACACGAGGCACTACCTCACCACCACAGGGAATGTTCGCCAGTTGTGGCACGCATTCACCGATTCGGACGAGATCAAAACACAGGTAGTGTCGAGCACGTCCCTCCGCGCGAAGTATGCAAGGTTCGGTGCGTGAAATCGAAAGTCCCTCCAGGAAGGCCTGAATGCGGTTCAATTCCGCGAGGGACAATCTAAAGTTAGGGATGAGGGAGGGAACGGTTAGGGATTGTTACCCATAGTCCCATGCGGTACCATACACACCCACCCATACACGTGTATGGCGGTAGGGTACCCCCTGACCGGAAAAGTTTCACTAGTGGGGCAAAATAGACTTAGTAGTGTGTATTAAAAAAAAAATAATATAACTACTATACTACCTACTAGGGTAGTGAAGTAGTAGGATAATAAAGTAGCGGGGTAGTAGGACAAGGGACGGGGGTACCCCCATACACGTGTATGGATGGCTTTGGGTGGACGTGGTTGGACGTGTAGGGGACCGTGTGGCGCTACGTGGCACTACGTGTAACGGGGCGACGTGCCCGGACGGGAGACGGAACCGAACGGGCGGAACCGAACGGGTTACAAATTGCCCCTTGACATTTTCGTAGGACGTGGTTATATTTGGTACGTGGGTTGAACGTGGCGGACGGGTTGAACGTGGTGGAAGGTGGAAATTGGGGGTTGACATTTCGCTCGGCAAGTGTTATATTTGGTATGTCGGGTTGAACGCTCTTTGAAAACCGAAACGTCCAATTTGTTTTCTCCATCCAACAATCAAAAGGAGAAAACAAATGAAGTACGTAACTCCGGAAAAGCCGGTTGCCACCAAGCATGATGGCCTCGGGAAGATTTCCTTCTCGGTTGAAGTTGTGGAGCCGGAAAACCTTCAGGACTGCATCAAGTTGTGCGGTTCGGAAGAGCGCCTCGTGGCATTCATGGCGGGGCAGATTGCCACCAACGCAAAGGTAGCTGCGCGTGCATATGCGCGTAACTACGTGGTGGCACCCGGAACACCCGCCGAAGCAATCCCGGGCATTATCGCCGGAATCGAAAAGCGAGGCCAGGAATTGGCTCGCGAGTACACACCTGCTGCTACCACAGGGCGGACGGGGTCTGGGATCAAGGCGAAGGCCGCCACCCACGATGCGCTCGTTGCATTGCTGGAAAGCGGAGAGCCGATCACCGAAGAGATGCTGGCCGCACTGGTCAACATCGCGAAGTAACACACAACCAGAAAACAAATTGGACTGTTCGGTTTCAGCTACGGAAAGTTTCCCTTTGCGCATGGTGCAATTCCATGCGGTAGCTTTTAGGAAGAATCGAAAAAACCAAAAAACCAGAAAAGGAAAAAGAGAAATGAATTACACCGTGCGCCGTATTGTGCGTCTCGGAAGGTTTGACCAATACGTGAAGGGTTACATACAATATTGGCAAACCGAGAAAAATCGAAACTACACAATGGATCGTGAAGGGACAATCTGGGAAATCTACTTCAAGTAAAGGAGAGTAGGATGCCTAGGGACTGCACAAAGTCATGCCCTAGGATACAGTGAACACCACACACACAAAGGAAGAACACAATGAAGGAGTATGTTATCGTTTTCCCGACGTGCCGCCCGAACGGGTCCAGGTTCTGTCGGAAGATTACTACTCACCAGACACTGGCATCCGCCAGAGATATGGCCAAGAAACTTTTCGCCACCGGGTGGTATCGCTTTGTGGAAATCAGCGCGCGCAAGGCTACGGGAGAAAGGAATAGCAATGAAATGCGAGTGTGAACACAAACGACACGCAAAGACGAGGTGTAGAAATACTGCTGAACACAAAGTAGTTATCATGATGGGACACCTTATCAGGTATGTACAAAATGCCTGAATAAGTGCTACACTGAATACGTTGAGATGGCAAGAACAATCTATGGAGACGGATATCTTGGCAACCAACTCGAAAACTCAAAGGAGAGTCACTGAGATGAAAACCAAACGGATCAAGGAAGTGCTCGAGAGTGTGTCGGCCTCGTTCTGGTTGAAGGATCGAATCGAGGAACTGCTTGAACGAGACGCAGTCGATGCAGCGATCGATGCGGAGGTTCTCGCACAGCTGTTCACCGAACGCGCAAACCTGCTGTTGAGTGAGCACGAGGCATTCGTACGGCCGATGAGTTGCAACGAGGTGGGAGACTGATGCTAGGAGAGAATACATACTTCACCAATGGGATCTATTCTCGTCTGGGGAAGTCACCAGGATTCTGGATAGGACTTGCTGCAGAATCTCGCACACGAATCTATGAGATTCGCCGCTATAGTTCAGGAGAAGTTAACCGTTTGCTCAATTATCAATGGGTGGAGGCATTCCCAGCACGAGGATTAGGAGCAAGCCTCGAACGCCTATGGGCAAGACCTGAGATTCAAGATCAGATTAAGCAACGGGCTGCTGCAATGATGTTGACAGGTGAACTAGTCGAGATCACAACACAAGGAAAGCAAAATGGAGAACCTTCCAGACCCAATGGCTGATGCCGTCTTGAGAGACGAGATTTCATTCGATGAATGGATGAGAGAAATCGACAGGCGAATCGAAGCGAGACTCGAACGCCTCGATCAAAATGATTTCTCAGTGTTCGAGGACGAAGACGAGCCGAAACAAGAAAGTGAGGATGAATGATTCCCAAAATCGCTGCCTACACCATCATTGGGATATTCTGGCTAATCCCAGCATTACCAATTCTTGGTCTGATTTGGGTGATTTCAGTATCGGTGGCAAAGATGAGAAATACCTCAACACAAGGAGAAACAAAAATGAACGTCCTTAGATGAGGATGATGAGGATGATGAGAAGTAAAACTTCGGTTACTGAACCTTTCACCAAGGAGTAGCACAATGAAGCCGCTTGTCTATCTGCACAACGTGTTGAAGGATCTTCCGACCAACTTCATGGCAGATTGGAAGTCGATCTCGGATGAGGACAAGGCCGACCTGAAGCAGTGGGCAACGCAGGAAATGGAATATCTCGGGATCGAGGTATCCTAACCTGATAGGGCAATTTGACCTGAGAGCTTGACAAACGCCGTCATCGGTGTTATCTTCCCTATACGGTACACGAATGCACCTTTCTCCCAGGGAACCGGAAGCTTTCCTGCTAATTCGTGTATAATAGGAAAGGTGTTCACGAGCTTGGAAGCTAAGGTTTGAGCAAAGGGCAACCTTGAGAGGTCCGATTCCTCTCCGTGAATATAACTGTTAGGTAGCAAAAGCCATTTTTCTTGTTCCTGGGAGGGAATGATGGAAACAACGTTAAGTTTTGACGCAGTTGAGGCGTTTGTAGATGCACAAGCTCAGAAGTATGCTAGCAAGGCATACGGAAAACGTCTCAAGTTTCAGGTTCTCCTTTCACCGTCCTCAGATTTCAATTACTCCATCATGAAGGGACCAACTGCAGTTGTACGTATAGGGAGATGGGTAACTGAACCTTGTTTCAACGCAGTACTAAGGGCAGCCATCGACAATGTTGCAAAATACAAGTTGTGTAGCTGCACCGAGATTGAACAAGTTGCAGTCATAAACAAGAGAAACGCGGAGTTGAAAAGTGTGCTGAAGAAAAGGTTCAACTTCGATAGTGATCTTGTTCCAACACTGCTTCCAGACAATCAGCTCACTGTAAAGGTCAAAACGCGCGTTGAAGTTACAAACAACAAAACAGGCGAAACCGAAGTAGTGGAGTTTCAACGTGGAAGCGTTCTCGCAGCTACCACAGTTGCAAAAGAGCGGCTGTCGAGAAGGCATATCAACCCCTCAACATTGCCGAGTGAACATCCTGATTGGATTGCACAGACAAACTAAATCATTAATTTGAGGACATTGTGACAATACAAGATGATTTAGTTGCTCAAATTAACGAGCAGCGACAGAGACTTCAAGAACTCGAAAGAGCACTTGAAGCCGAACAGGAAACACAGAGAGAAGCAGAACGTCTTCGACCTGTTGAAGTTTGTGCAGTAGATACAAACGCAGAGTATGTCAATGTCAAGATAAAAGTTTCAAGAGAAGACATTGAATTACTCCTTCGGCGTATACCAGGTATCATTCATGATACATTCGCAAACGTATGGCGCCTCCCCATTACACAATGGAAAGACTTCAAGCGTAACACGTCTCTTCTTCACGCGGTGAAGATAAGTCATGCGCTTGGAGTTGAAGTAAAAATCAAGAAGTTTCTTGACGTTCCAGAATTCGTTATTCGCCGCAAGGAACGCTCCCTCACAATCGCCTGCCATCCTGAAGCAATTCAGTATGATCTTAGGTGTGTTTCGGGAATCAGAATTAAGAGTCGCCACCTCCTCGAGATTCCATTAGCTGAGGGTTGGAGGCTCGTGGACTTCTTTACATCTTACAAGAGAGAAGGCCAGGAAGCGATTGTCTGGGAAGGCGATGCACTGGAGTTTGTCCAAAAGGATTTAGAAAAGCGTGTTCGATTGGACGAGCTTATACTCGGAGGAAAATCAACACTAACTGGAAAAGATGTAGGTTTCTCGAACGGTCATACACTCAGAGACTTTCAACTCATAGCAGTTGAGTTTGTACATGTAGCTGATGGTCGCGCCCTAATTGCAGATCAAATGGGACTGGGAAAAACATGGGAAGCTATTGCATTTGCAAATTATGCAAAATGTAATAGTATTTTCGTTGTTTGCCC